TCAGCCTTTCTAAGAAGGTTACGATTGTGTCCATAATATTGTGCCTCAAGCTCATCGATTGTTCTGATTTGAGTCATTTTAGTATGTTCCTACTTCGTCAGGTGTTGGAGTATAATATTTTCCAGCTAGAATGTTTCTTGCTACTACACTTAGATTTCCACCTTCTCTTGCATCTTTCAAAACAAATGACATATCAGTTTCTGCTGATTTGTTGATTGTTTCTACTGCTGCACTAGGTCTTGGAGTCTCGGTAGTGAAGTCAAATGATTTCTCTTGCATTTTCAGTCCACTAGGGTCTGATTTTGGTTTGTCTTCAGCATGTTTATCATCGTCTAAGCCTGCTTGCACAGAGTTAGCTTGATAAGTGTCTGGGACTGTAACCTTTGCACCAACGTCTTCACTTGCTGAAGTACTAGGCTTCAACGGTAAGTCAGTTGGAGTTTCCAATGCTTTCAATCTATCATCAATACCTACTAATGTAGAACTAACGTCTTTTTGAGTTTCTGCGAGTGACTTTATAACGTCAGTTAATGTACTGATGTTGGATTTGATTGCTTCTTGGAATTCAAAAGATTTATCAACTTTTTCGTCGTGTTTCGTTTCTTCTTCTTCAGATTGCTCTGAATCAGATTGTTCGTTGGAAGTATCTTTTACCATATCCTTATCAGAATCTTCTTTATCCGAGTTTATATAGTTTTCGCTATTTTTATAAGTGTCATCTTTTGTTGAACCTTGTCCTCCTAATTGATTATTTCCAGCTTCTGTTTGATATGCTGATTTTTTCTTTCCCTCATCTTTCTCTTTCTCTTCCTCTTCTTTCTTACCTTCTCTAGTAGCAACTGCATCACTAGATTCGCCTCCCTCTTCTGGTACTTTTGTTATTTGTTGTGTTTCTTGATCAGTATTATATTCCATTCCACTGTGTCTTACATCACCACCAGTTTGTTGAAAGTCTGCTTTTTTAGTATCCTCATCTTTTTCTTCTCCAATATTAGCATCATCATCGTCATCTACTGGGCTTGATTCCCTGTTTGATGACTTGTCACGGTCAACATCATTGTTATATGTACTAGGTTTATCACCATCTGCGTTTGCAAAATCATTGAATTTTTTCTTATCTTTTTCACCATTGTCGTTATCATCATTCTTCCATTCGTCTAAAACCTCAACTTCAGTGTTCTTATCATCTTCATCTTCTATTTTTATGAGTGAATCTTTGTTTACAGTACATCCAAATTTATCACATTTAATTACCATTTTACCGTCATCTCTTCTTTCAACATTTTCAGTAATTGCCTTTGCAAGTGGATTATAATCAGTAATTAGGGCTAATGGAACTGCTGGATCTTTACAAACAGCGACCTCATAATGCTCTAATGACTTTAATTCATATGCTACACTTCCATCTTTTAATATTTTTGGTGTTCTATTTGCCTTTGTAGCCCCACCAAATGAAAGTCCTTTATACTCTCCACTCTTGATTTTATCCCAAATTTCATTGTCTAAATGATAGTCTTTGTGTATTTTGCCTGTAATCTTAATTGCTGGCAATGTGCCACCGTCTTTAGTTTTGTAATCTACTTTAGCATAACTGATACCTTTTCCTATGATTCTGTTGCTGTGAGTGTCACTTATTGGTGCTCCCCTGTCCATCCAAATTGGAAGAACCTTGATTAATTCATCAACTATTGTGATTTCCCCTTGCTTGTCTTTGACTTGAACAGTAAGATATCCTTCAAAGAATCTTTGAGCACCATCAATAGGATGTAATGATTTTGTCACAAACTGATTGAAAAACACGTCATTTTCCATATATAATCGTTCTGAACATTACTTATAAAGTTTTAGAAAAAGGGAAGAATAGGTAAGTTTGTTGAAAAAATGCTTACTCTGTTTTCTTGGCTTTTGAGACAGCATAATCGACTGAGAAACCTACAGATAGACCGATTAATACGGTTTCTGTGATTCCTAGACTTGCTAGACTCAAAGTTTGTGCAACTGCAATACCTGCAAATACAGCTATAATAAGAGCACCAAAGAACTTTTTGATGTCATATGTAGTTTCATCAGATCCTAAGAATCCTCTTACTGTATTCAAGATTGCTCCTCCAATTACGGAGATTGTTGCGATTAACAATGGATCAATCATACTTTTCACCATATTCTCCTTTATTTAAGGTTTATCTAAGAGTTCTTTGACTAGATCATCCAATTCTGAGTTTGCTTCATCTGGGTGCAATCTGTTTGACTGTCTGTCTACAGCCTTTGCTAAAATGATTAATGTTTTTTGAAGCCTAGAAACAGTATCACACAAGTCCTTTTGTGTTGAACTCATCTTCTTAAAAAATCCAAATAAAGCACCACCCATGCCTAAAATACATGCAATTAACAGTGTCTCTATTATGGCTGAAATTTCCATAACATATTATTAAAAGTAAAGTATATAAATTAACTTATAGGAAGTAATATTTCTTCATCAATCATTTGTAACAATGTCATAGGTTCCTCATTGATTTTAGCTATAAATTCTTCATCTCCACCACTTATGCCATCAAATCTACCACATTTGTAACATATGTAAATTGAATGAGTGCCATCTGTATATCCATATTTGTTTATTTTACAGTGGTCACACTTTCCTTCCATTGTCATAATAAAATGTCTAGCAAGGCTTTATAAATAAGTATTGCTATTATTATTCAATGGCTACGTCGATATATATATTTGACAGTGACAAAATGTTTAATGCAGTATACAGAGAACATGTTGATGATCTTGAACATAAGATGCCTCTAATAGATTTGTACGTAAAAGGACAGAAATTATGGGTGGTAACAAACTCAAATGACATGAAGGAACAGCCAAGATTGGACAGAAGCATTGTACATTTTAGAAAAGATAATGCAAAGGAATGGATTGAAGGAGATGAAAAACTGGTATTACATGGTAAAATTAGATACAACCACAAGAAAAATCAACTTGAACTGTTTCCAAGATTTCTAAGAAAACCTTTACTGTCCATGAGAGTAGGTAGGTTTTTTGGAAATAAAAATGGAAAATGTTACATAGATTACAATAAAAGATATTATGACTTTAAGAATGACCGTATGATATTCATATTGGAGAATAAAAATGAAGTTTGACTTTGTATTGGGTGAAGTAGAGGAATTGTTAGAAGATACCAATGTTAAGTTAAGTAACATAGAAATGTTGTTGGAAATGATACTGACTCCACCAGACTTGGTTGAATATATGAAGAAGAAAAAATATAAAAAAAGTAAAACTATCGACGATTAGACTTTTTGTAGCCACCCATAATCTGTTTCCAGTCCTTTCCGTGCTTTTTACGCATGCTTATCCAGAACGGATCAGTCTTCATAAACCCACCTTTTTTGTTGTATTCCTTGGTTATTTTTGCAATTCTAGAGTGACATGTGTTGCAAAATCTTCCATTTACCTGTTCAATATTGAACTTGTACTTGCTACAAAAGAAGCAAAGACCGTAATATTTGTCACAAACCTTTGCTAAAAGTGGCTCACGACCTTTTTTACCTGCACAGTCTCCACATATATCTGCAATAGTTGCTGCTGCCCTGTCTACCTTCATACAGCCAAGACATACACCCTCCTTGTAGTTGTTTACGGCAGTAAATTCATCAGATTGGTGCTTTTCCCAAAGTTTTTTTGTCAGATCGTTTGCGTTTTCGTTAGTGTCTAGCTTTTCAGGCAATGTCTTGTTGTAATTTCCTTAATGTAATAAGTGTTTTCTCTAGAACTTTGTTAGTTTCAAGTGGATTGTTTATTGCATCAACAAGATCAATTATTTTCCAAACAGCTTCTATCTTTGGCTTGTTTGAATAGACATTTACGACCTCTGGTTTTGTTTTTGCCTTGCTTTTTGTAGATATAGGCACGTTTCCAAAGTCAGTTTCAACAAATTTTTTGTCAGTTTTTGGCTTTGTTGCCTTTTTGACAGTTTTTTTGTGATTTATTTTGCAAGTTTCATCACACTTGTGGAATTTTTTGGTCAATTTTGGTCTCCATTTTCAAACACACGGTCATTTTCACTTTCCATGCACTCATAACACATATGATTCTCATCTTCCTTGTCCTGCCACTTGATTGAAGAACTTTCACACAGATTGCATCGTCTAAAAGTTAGTGTTGTTGTTGTTTTAGTCATCTTCTTCCTCATCATTATCAGTCTTTGTCACATAAAAACCTATCTTTTTTTTACAGTATACCTTAGTCATCTTCCCATCTCTTGACACCTTCAAATTCTGTTGCAACAATGTCTCTTGCATCTCTTACTGTCATTCCAGTTGCCTTTCTCAATTCCTCAACTGTCTTTGTCTTTTTCCAGTCATAGTCTATTGCAGTTTGCAAAGTACTTTTTACAACTTCAAAGTTTGACGGAGTAATTCCCTTTGGATATGCAGATTTCTTGCTCATTGAGCTTCCACTTGTAGGACTTCCCTGTCCAGTTCCACCAATGTCACTTGGTCTCATGTTGTTCGGTTCGCCTTCAAACGACTGTGTCTTTTCCTGTGGGGCTGGTTTTCCCTTACCTGCACCGTTCATGTTTCCGTTTATAGCACCCATGCCAAACATTAGTTCTGGTGTAAGTGCAGTATTCTTGCTTACCTTGAACTCACCTGTGTGTGTTCTTGTAATCTCAAAGCCCATCTGTTGAAGCATCATCATGTTCTGTATTTCAATTCCGTCAGTCTGCAAGTCTCTCAACTTGTCGGTTTCCTCACCAGTCTTTAGTTGTAATTCCCAATCGTCAATGTTTAGCATCTTTGAAATCTTGCTAAAGAATGCCTTCTTTAACGTGTCCTGTCCCCATAGAACTGCACGGTTTGTAATTGTAACTTGTAGTCCTTCCTGACTCCATCCAGCAGGGGTTTCACCGTAATAGAATGGCAGTACTCCATAGACAGCACCAATAATCATTCTTAATTCCTTTCTTACTTCGATAAATTCCAACTCTTTTAAGCTACCAGTAAAGTCTAACCATTGTGCAGGATTCTTTCCACCCTTATCATTCTCGACCAAAAGTGGGTGAATCATGTAAGGATCTTCCTGTGCCTTCTGTTCAAGTACGTCCCATGACTTTCTAAATGTCTCATAGTTTCTTGATGAAATAACAAGCATTCCTCGTGGAGGTCTCATCTTGTCAAAGTATTTTCTGATATACTCGTCCATATGTGAGAGGGACATAGCCTTTGACCATACGGAATAGATAGGTGAAAATCCATAAAGCAAGTTTGGCTTGTACTTTCCAGCCTTCCAAATAACTTCGCCTTCTCCATAGATTACACGCTTAGGCTGTGGAATGCCAATAGAATAAACTGAGTTAACCTCGATAACTGCCTTTAATGCCTGTGCTCCACATCGGTCACACTTTGGGGTGGTAAGTCGTGCATCCCTGTGCTCAAATCTAGGGCAAACCCAAATCTTGTTTCGCTTGTCGTCATAGCCAATTCTGCCGTCACTGTCAGCAATCATTGCCACCTGTGGTGGCTCAATTCTTAGCATCTCTTTTATAATTGTTTTTTCTGCATCTATCTCTCCAGTGGTATCGTCTATCTTGTAATTTTTAAGCAAAAGCAAATATGCGTTGTCTGCGATTTCAAAGTCACGTTCCAACTGACGTGCCACGTCTTCCAAAGTCTGTTGGTTGCTGTTTACAGGTTCCATCATCAAGTTCTCCAAAGTCTTACGGTGCTCTGGTATAGGTCTAAGCAAGTCATTGCTTCCACATGTATCACAAACTAATTTTTGTGCTTTTGGTACTGCAACTGCCTTCTTTTTGCGTGGGTGTGAAGAAGTTGCATTGTCTCCGTTTGACTCAAATGGCTGCTCGTCAGGGTTGTCGGGGGTAGGTGCATATTGGAATTCCTTGCTACAGTTGTTACATTTGTACTTCCATTTCTCTACAACCTCAAAGCCGTTCTTAAACATTTCACGGTTGAGTGTCTCAATAGGAATACGTAAAGCATCAATGTTATCTGCCAACTCATAAATCATGGTGAGTGGGAATGGGAAAATTGGTAGTTTTGCACCTGTGTCGGTACTCATGTACGGCTGGGCAACGCTAGGTCTGGTAGTAGTTTCCGTGTAGGACTTTTCTATAAATCCAAGCTTGCTCAACGCACTGGCAAAAGATTTACGAAACTGTACCATGACGTAACTAATTTGTCACTACATATATAGTTTTTGTCACGAGGTGCGAAGCACCTTTTAAATATTACACAACCTTTATATAATAAGTATATAAGTAACATGTATGGGAACAGCTGACCAAAACAACATAAACCATGCATTTGACGTGTTAGAAAGCGAACTTGCAGAAGTTTTTGGATTAAATCCCTAGTCTCTTTTTTTATTGTATCCTTTGTATGCATCATCTACTTCGCATTTTAAGCAAGAGTCAAAGAAGCTTGGCTTTCCACATTTGTCACATTGATTTATTTCTCTAAGATAATCCTTTCCACTGAAAGACTTTTTTAGACCTATAATAAAATTAGATATAATGCTTATGGTTAACCACCATGTAGCTGACATTGTATGTTACGTTGCTGTGGCTTGCATATACATGCACTTCCACTTGGAGAAGTACTTATGTCTGGAGGAGAATCCTTGATTACAGGCTTTGCCTTTTTTTCATTTTTCTCGCTTGCAGACATACAATTGGTAAACTTTAATAGTATATATACTTGATGTTATTTATGGTGGAGCTGGAAATGGAAGACTTTGCAGAGATACTAAAGTGGTTTAATCACAAGTATGACGAAGTTGAAGACAAGGGAATGGGTGAGCAGAGTCGAAAGACATTTTGGAAACTTCACTTTCTGCTTGAGGACAAGATGATGGAACTGCGTAATCTTCGTGACGATGAACCTAAGAAAGAAACTTAAGTATATAAGTTGTTCGCTATATATATAAGTAACATATGCATACATCATACATGCAATCAATTGATGAACAAATACAGTTGGTAGAAAAAGACCTTTTGGACTTGGCACAAAAAGAAAGGGAATTGCTATTAAAACTAAAACGTCTTAGATGTGAAAAAAATCATGCCTGTTCAGTAATGGATATAATCAATGGCGTACAAATTGGGTAGATATATATAAGAGTACATCTATAATATATCATGTGGAAACTTGATGACTGGGCTATATTCTTTATCTGTACAATAGTTTTGATGCCGATAGGCATCGTTTTTTATATAGCATACAAGCGTGACAAGGCTAACAAGGAGAGAGATATCTGGGAGGATAGGTATATAAGTGAGGATATCATAGAGGAATTTAGATGACCAGTGCAAGTGCAATACATGACCTGTTGAGACTCCTTCATGAGGAATGGCTTGACGAGGGCAGAAAATCAGTTATCAAACACATGCTTGAAGACATGATTGACCGTATGGAAGACAACCTTTCAATGGATGACTTGCGATGAAATTTAACTGGATTTTTGACTTTAAAGGTGTGAGTTATAAGCGTAGTGGATGGAAACTTATTAAAGAGGAAGAATCTTGAGC